GGAAGGCAATCTCGTCCTGCTCGAACGCGTTGAGCGCCGAGTCGGAGAACGCAACCGCCTGCTGGCGACGGTCGCCGAAGATGCAGCCCTGCGCGAGGTCGCCGATGTACGCGAAGGTCGCGCCAGCCGACTGAGTCGCCGGAATCACCTGAGTGAACTCGACCGGGTAGCCGAGGAACCGAGGCGAGGTCAGACCGCCCGCGACTTCCGCTGCGGTCGCGCCGCCAGCCGATGCCGCGATGCGCTCGAACGCGCCGTGGTACGCCGCCTTCGGGCAGAAGATCTTGATGTTGTTCCGCTGCGCCGCCCAAGCGGGCAACTTCGCAAGACCAGCAGAGATTTCCGCGAGGGTGACGCCGGAGTACGCCGACGCGCCGCCGTCCGACACCTGATAGGTGGCGTCCGTAAGCGAGTTGAGAAGGCCGACGATGCCGCCGAACGGAGACGTACCGTCGCCGTTGAAGCCGCAGTCATCCTCCTTGAGCGCGAATGCGTAGGCCATCTCGCCAGCGAGATCGTCGCCGAGGTTGACCACGTTGTCCTCGTTGAGTTCGCTGGAGATCGTGCCGACGACGGCCAGCTTCTTCGCGACCAACTGGACCTGATCCATCGTCTGCTGCGACTCGGTGATGGCCTGAGCCTCGCCAACGAAGTAGGCGGTGTACGTTCCGACGCGCTTGGGGAGACGCTTCACGTCGCTGCCCATCGGCACGACGCGGGCGTTGCGACGGAAGACGCCGTACTGCTCGCGCAGGGTGATGATCTCAGTCTCGAACTCGTCCGGAACGGCAAAGCCGCCCGAGGAATTGATGCCTTCGACGTTGCCCTTGATGCGGACGATGCCGATTCCGTTCGCCTTGCACCACTCGGCGCTCTTGACGTGGCCGAGGGAGCCAAGCACCCAGCGGCCCATCTTGTACGCCGTCTCCTTGCTCTTCAAGTGCTTGAGTGCTCCGAAGGTGCGAGCGGTGTCCCAGTCCTTCGCAATCTCCGCGCGGACGTGGAACTTCGACGCGAGGACTTCTTGCGCGAGCGACTTGCGGACGGCCTTGGCCACCGCGTCCGCATCGACGCCGTCGTTCTCGACTTCGGTAGCGGCGGGCGCTGCGGCCTTGATCACGACGTCGAGCGACGCGGGATCGACGGCCATGCCAGCCTCGTCAACGATCATGTAGTTCTCAAGGACGAGCGACTTCTGAGCGATGACGCCCGCTTCGCCCTTCTGCTTCGCGGCCTTCTCAAGCACGGTCGAGAAGTCGCTGATGTTCATGGTCTTCATGTGAAAACTCCGTCTTGCGCGGTCGCCTTCGTCCCTAGGTTGTCTTTCAGGCACTCGCCGTAGGATCAACCGGGCGGGAGGTAGATCGCGCCCTTCGCCCGCGCGATCTCGCGTCGGACGATGCTGTCTACGTCAATCGGCGCGCGCTTCGTCTTGGTTGAGAGCGCGGGGACGTTCACCGTCACGACAACGCGCTTGGGCGCTTCGATGCCGAACCACTTCTTTGCGGCCACTGGCGACATCACGCCCTTGCGGACTGCGGTGATGAGCGCCTCCGGATTCGCTTGCAGCGGAGCAAGCGAAACCTCGAGCAACTTCCACCGAGAGAACACGGTCGATACGTTGCCGCCGTACTTCTTGCGGTCAACCTCCGTCGCGCGGCGCGCGCCGCCGTCCTCCGGCACGAAGCCGACGCTGACTCCGTTCACGATGCCCTGTCCCACCAGCGCGGCGGCGACCTCAGGAAAGAAATCGCCGACGTAGCCATCGGGCCGCTGCGCGAACGTGAACTCTCCGACGATGTCGCGCTCCCGGCGCTTCAGTCCCGCGCTCTTGCCGACAGGCTGCGAGTAGTCGTGATTCCAGAACAGCACCGGGTTGCGCTCGAACTCGGTGGCGTTCATGCCCTGCGGCACAAGAACCTCACCGTCCCGGTCGATTGTCTCTGCGGTGATCACGGCGGTGAATCCGCGCGGCGTGCCTTCAAGACGTGCGGGGAGAGCCTTGCGATTCGGGGTCATTCCTTCACCTCCGCGTTGAGCGCGATGCGCGCTTGGTCAATGGCTCCCGAGCGGCTGATGCGCTCGTAGACCGCTTCCAGTTCCGGCGTCAACTTCGGCTGCATCGAGCAGCGGCAGTTGGGGTGCAGCGGCGGGCCGTTGACGTTCTCGTAGTCGAGGATCATTTCGCGAGTCTTTCCGTTGGCATCGGGGACACCGAACAGAAGGTCGCCCTTCTGATAGAACGACTCATCAAGTCCGATTGCTTTCTCTCCGAACCGTTTCGCCGCCGCCTCGCAGAACTCGCACGGGTCCGGAGCGAGAAGCCACGTCTTGCCCGTCACCACGCCAGTCGCCTTCCACGCCTCGACTTCAGCCACGCGCGCCGCGCGCATCGACTCCGTCCGCGCGATGGTCCGCGCTCGGCTCCACGATCCGTCCTCGCCCTTCTGACCGTCAGCCCATTCCTGCACCCGCTTGGCCAACTGGTCGGAAGTCTCGCCCTTCTCCAAGCCGTCGCCCAACAGGTCGCGGACGCGCACCGACGTCTGCTCCGTGACGCCTGACGCCGTCGTGCGCGCGATACGCACCGACTCGCTCTCGGCGTACTTCGCGAGGTCTTGGCGCTCGACGGAGAAATCGACGCTGGTTGCGACCTTAGACACCGTCTCGATGCCGACGTCAACGCCGACCGAGATTGCCTCGCGCAGATACGGCGACAGCGCCTCAACGATCTCGCGCTGGTAGGACCGCGCCTTGAGGACGTTCTCGACCTGTACGACCAGTTCCCGCGTCGGGCTTGGCGCGGCGGAAATCAGCGCGAGTATGTCCTTGACCTGAGCGTCAAAGACGTCGGACACGGCCTTCGCCGCCTTGTCCTCGTCCTTGCCGATCTTGTCGCCTTCGCTCTCGGCGTTCTTGGTCTGAATGCCATCGGATACGGCGTCCTCCCACACGGCGCGATGCGACAGCCGCTTGGACTTCGCGCAGCCACAGCCACACGACTTCTTCTCGCGCTGGCGGTCGAACTCCTCGACCTTGCGCTTTGCCCATGACCAGCCTTCGTCGCCGCCCCAGCCGTGCCACGCTTGCCAGCCCTTGCCCTGATCGTCCCACGTCTCGCCCTGTTTGTCGGACTGGTGGCGCTCGAAGTAGGCGACCATGCGCCGGATGGTGTCCTCGCTCAAGTTGGCGCGGTTCGCGAGGTCGCGCGCGCGCGCAATCCCAATCTCGGTCATGCCGCGTTCCGACTCCGGCTTCGTCTCGCGCACGTCGAGCGCACGCCGCGCGTTCGCGGCCACGGAATCCGGCGGCTTCGTGTCGATGTCCGAGACGGCCTTGCCGATTGACTCCTCCAAGCCCTTGCCGCCGCACATTGAGTACGCGATTGCCACGGCCTGATCCTGCTCGTAGCCCTCGTCAATCAACTTGCCGACCTTGTCGGAGACGCAGTCGCCGAGCGCGTCCTTGGTCTTGACCTCCGGCGCAAGATCGGCGGCGAGTTCGGGCGTGGCCGTCCCGCCAGTCGCAGTCGGCTTGTTCGTCAGTGGAATCGGATCAAACATGGCGCGAATCTGATCCGCAGCAATCGCAGGGAACGCCGAAGCAGCGATGGCGATGGCCGTATCCTTCGGCAACTGACCAACCCCGACTGCGGTGGCAAGATCGACAAGGCTCGTTACTTGTGCGCCGTTCAGAGCGGTATCCGCAATTGCTTCTCCCGATACAGGTGCAGCCTGATTGTCCGAAGGAACGTCTTCCACCGGATTCGGAACGGACGGGGTTGCAGCCGGAAGCATCATGCCGCCAAGCGGCTGGCCGTTGATCAGCAGCCGATCCGCGTTCGCGTCGGCCACCTCTTCAAGACCTTCCATCATGCGCGCGTCGGTCGCCGTGATGATGCCGCCAGCGACGTAGCCGCGCCGCTTCTCGAACTCAAAGCGTTCGTCGGCTCCCACCGGGTTGTCGTACGCGAGGAAGGCGTCATCCTCGATGCCGAACAGCGGCAACAGCGTCTGATTCAAGACCTCTTCGTCCATCCGCATGAGCGGCAGGACGCTGGTCGCCTTCCACGACGTGAAGCCCACCGTCGCGCTCGCGAGGTTCGGGTCGTTCGCCTTCAGCATCGAGACAGGAACGCCGAACACTGCGGCAATCTCCTCCACGATCTGCTCGCGTCCGGCCATGTCCTTCGGGGAGAACGACAGCGGCTTGATGTCGATGTCAGCCGTAGCCGTGAGGAAGCGACCCGTGCGCCGAGCGCCGCGCAACTTGCTGTCGATCTGCGCCTCGAAGGCCTCGATCTGATCCGCGCTGGCGTCCCCCTTGATCGTCAGCAAGTAATCCGGTCGGGCCTTGTTCACGAACCAGTGGTAGTCCATGTCGTGGAGCGACTCGTTGTTCGTCGCCGCGCCCCACGCCGCTTCCACCTTCCCCATGCCGTAGTACACGTCCTTCGGGTTCGGTCGCTTGAAGTGGATGACTTCCTCGACCGGGAAGAACGCGCGCTTCTCGAACGACACGCCGTAGAGGTAGCCGTCCACGAACTCCTCCTTGCCGGGGACGATCTCGACCCACGGAGAAGGCATCGTCCACAGTTGCACAGGCACGCCGAGCCTACGGTCGATGACCGGATGGAGGTACGCGTTGCCCGTCAACTCAAGGTAAAGCACGCGCAAGACGGTCTGCTCAAAGCCGTTCTGCCACGGGTTCGCCTTCGACAACAGGTCGAGGACCGGGTGCGAGTCGGTGACCACTTCGTAGTCATCCCCGTACTCTGCGGCCTTCGTCATCGCGTACCGCGACGGGAGTTGGTCGAGAGAACCCGACAGATACGCCTTGGTGCGGCGTCCTGCCTTGCGCGTGTTCCAAAGTTTCGTCCCGGCGCTGCGGTTCCTGACGTACAGGCGCAGCGGCTGCGCGGCGACCGCGTATGCGTTGAGGTTCGCCGCCGCGTAGATCCACGATCCGTAGTACCTGACCGCAGTCTGCGGCGAGAACGCGGGACGCACGGAGTCGCTGGACACGACGCGAGTCGATGTCGCGATCCACTTCCGCGCGTCGTTGACCGTCTTCGCCAGCAGCCGGGATAGGATCGACATCAAATGACCTTCAGGATTGGAGGTGGCTTGCGCTGACGCCGCGCATGGACGGCAAGCGCAAGCGCGCACACGCCGTCATCGTGACCAGCCGTCGCCTCGTAGGAGACGGTCCTTCCCGAGTATCGGTAGCCGAATGACTCAAGTTCAGCGCGGAGCCAGCCATCGGGTATCCGGATGTCCCGATTCTGCACGGCGATCTGAAGCCCCTCCATCAACTGTTGCTTCGATGGCGAGGTGAACTTGAAGCCCTCGACGCGCTTGCAGACCTTGCGTAGATCCTCAACGATTGGATCGCCTACGCCCGTCGAGTCGATCTGCGCTGGCCTGTCCTTGATGAGCGCGGCCAGTCTCTCGCGCGTGACGGACCAAGGTGCTTGCCACCTGTCGAGATGCGCGACGGCTCCATCGGAGTCGAGGCCAACGGCCACGGTGTAGTCTTGGCTCTTCGCGAGATCGACGCCGAAGCATTCGACAGGACGCTTGGACATCTCGCCGATGGACGCGCGGATCGCGTCAAGTCCAAACGGGTTGCCGCCGTCCTCTGCGGGGACGCCTTCGTACTCCTGCGCGAAGACCTCCGGCGGGAGCGTGCGCCGCGCCGCCTCGACTTCGTCCGGGTCAATGTGCGGGTTCTGTCGCGTTCCGA